AAATTTCTCTTAGACTAAAAGAAATTGATCAAGAAGTTTTAGCCGATCCGGAAACTTACGCCTTGTTCTTTCAAGAATACCAGGAAATGGCGAAAAAAATAGAGAAATATCAAAACAATTGATAATATTAACCGCTTCGGCGGTTTTTTATTTCACCGCCGCCCCCAAAACCTGCACCACTACAAACAAAGCTATGGAAAACAGTACACCCTTCCTGGCCATACTAAACCCGAACATCGAGAAAAGCAACGACACCATAGCACCCATAAGGCAAATTTCGAACGAATAGTAGTAGAACGCTGTGCCGGCTCCTGCAGCAATAGCCACCCAGCCAGCGATCTTTTTTAGGCCCATACCGACAAGCCATGCGATAACAGCAGGCATCTACACCACCCCTAATTTTGAGTTGTTGCAAGATTTGCAACAACTGCTTAATTACGCCACCCCCAGCAGTCCCATAGCCAGCGGCATGACACTGAGCGCACCCTTGATCTGGTAAAAGAAGAACGGAATAATAAACACCCCGATGTAGCCAAGCATGGCATACTTGATTTTGTCCTTGCCGCCAGGGTTGCCTATAATGATTTCAATTAGCCCCCATATCGCCATACCGATTCCGACGGGCAGAGCTAGCTCCTGGAGCATGGAAATAACAGGCTGTAGGGCTGGTGCTATACCGATAATTGGCTTTATCCCTGCCGTTGTTATCTGTGTCGCTACTGGTACGCTGTACTGCCCTGCTACGGCTGAAATTGGAGCAGTTGCCAGAAGGTTTATGCCTGTGGTCAGTGGCAGTATGTGGCGTTTGGCGGCCTCACGGATGCGGGCCAGTCTGTCGCGTAGGGTTTCGGTTCTTGGTTCGGTAACTGCTACCGGCTTCGATTCTTCTACTGCTACCGGGAGTGATTCAGGCCTGACCTGAATATTAGTTACTTTTTTAACCTTGGCTTGCCAATAGAAAGCTTCGTTTTTAACCGGCTTTTCGGCTGTTTTGCGGTAGTTTATCGGGGTTCCGTTTATTCTCACGATCATACTTATCCCGCCTTTCAAAATGTTGCTTATTAACCAATAACCGTTTGCTTATCAATAAACTTATTCATAGGGGTTTGTCCATTATGTGCAAAAAATAAAGCCTGCATTGAGGTAATTTATTCCTCTTTTGCAGGCTTTATATAAAATAGTGAATCTAGTTTTCCATGCGAACAATTTACTGCATCAGCAAGTAATAGAGCCAGGGTAATAGAAGGTTCACATCTACCCTTGATGACGTGATTCAGATATGTTCTATTAATCCCTAATTCATCAGCTATTTGTGCCTGTGTTTTACGGGATAGCTTAATTGCTTCACGTAAATTATTTCTTAAAACAACTTCATTTTTTGTTTTAACTGATCGGCTTAGATTATGTTTATATTGCTCTAACCATTCACCAATTATATGAGTAAATATATCATCCTTGGTTAAACTAGGAATTTGCTTTTTTAATTTTTTATAAATTTCCTCCAGCGAATCAATAATACTATCCGGCAGACTTACTTCCAAAACTGACACCCCCTTATTAATGTATATGCAACAAGTTAGTGGTTAATAATATAGCTGGAGGTGTTTAACTTGATCTCTCTTTATAATGCTATTACCGGCAAGAAACAGTATGATAGGGACGATTATAATATCAACCGGGCCGCCAAGGATATAGCCGACAAAACCAAAAAAGCCGCCGAAAACAGTAAAAAGCAGTAAGGCCACAACTGCCTTACTGCTTTTTTGCGTTACTCCTAACTTCGTTAATGCGTTACTCAAAAGCTATTCGGTAACGCTGTGGAATATGCGTGTTTTGTGGAATATTCGTTATTGGTAAGTTTTGGGCAGGAATAACCGGGCGACTAGTCATCATCCAAGGTATCGTCAATGTGCTTTTTCATAGCCGTGGCCCACGTATCCATGACTACTATTTGCGCGGCTTGACGTATTAATTCGCCGACTTTCTCACAGGCCTCATCGCTCATCATATCTTTGTCATCCTCGATACCGTTTTCGAGCCCATCGACGAGGGCGTTTAGGGCTGCTTTTAGTTCAGATACTTTCATAGTTTTTCCTCCTATTCCGGCTTTTCTCCGTAAACTCTCCGCATCCCTGCCAGTGTCACCAACCAGGTGCCGCCTGATTTGCGGGCTTCGTGTGACCGGAACCTACCTTGCTGGCAGGCTCTTTTGACTGTGCTTACATCAAACCCCCAAAGCTCTGCAGCTTCGGAGGCGGTGACTACTTTCCCAGCGCGTCTTCAAGGCGTCCTCCTAGAGCAAGGCAAAATTCATCTATATTGTGCCATCCGGTAGTCTCATCACTATTAACCTCGTCTATGATTTCGCTGTGGCTATATACCCTATACCCACCGTTATTAATTTCATCTTGGGTGGGGTTTAATTCTAAAGATTCTTCCTCGTGGCCTTCCCATCCTTCTGCAGTACCATCCACCATGTAGTCGTGATAGTCGCGTGCAGCCTGATCGGGATTATTGTAATAGTGTGCAAAATTTCCAAGTTGCAACGTAATACCGCCAGCGTTGTCAAAAATAGCTAACATACTATCAGTGCCTGTCATTGTCAATTCCCCCGTTATTTTTATTTATTTTAGCTAGGCCAGGTAACTCGCTTGGCCTAGTGTGTAATACTACTAGCAAGATCTTAGTGGGTTGCCTTTATCATTTAACCAAAAACGTGTATAACCTTTAATTCTGCCCTGTGACTTAGCTAGTTGCAATTCTTTTAGCAAATCAGGTGTGAGTTCTTTTCTTACTCCGTCTATAATTGCAAAACCTTCAAATCTTTTTTCGTTCTCAAAAACTGATTTTATAATCCCGATCCTAACTTCAATAGCTATACCGCTCACCACTGTTTTAGCCTCCATCCAAGCCTGACGGAGGGCTAAGGCTAATCTTGCGTACCAGTCGCCAACCATTTTCTTTGCTATTTCGTGAGCTCTTTTCATGATTTCTTTACGGTTGATTTTCATTTGCTCGCCCTCCCGGCTTATTTATTCGTCCCGTTTTCGGGTATAGCTTATTATAGCATCCCTTATTCGGGATGTCAACACTATTTTGATAAATGTTTCACCGAATCGAAAAAAACTTTTCCCAGCAAATACGCGGCTTTCAGGGCAAAATAAAAAAGCCCCGACCGCATAGGCCAGGGCTTTGGTAAAAACTTTGTTAAGCCTTCTTTCCATCAACATAGGCCTCGCCAAAAATATAGGCCGTCACGATACCGGCTGCAGTCAAAATCGCTTCGCCGGGAATGTTTAAGCCTAATCCTTCATTGGCTACTGCCACAACTGCCGTTACAATTGCCATCCAAAACTTTCTTGACTTAAACCTGTTCATCTCTCAAATCCCCCCCCCGTATATTTTTAAAGCCCCAGCATAGGCCAGGGCTAAACTAAAGAACTTTCCTTCAACGTATTTAGTGCCACTTTCAACACAAACCACTTGGGCGCCGGTTCGTCATGGTCACCAGTAATCAGCCCGAACTTCTTTGCGTCCTCGATGATGTCAAGTTTCCATTGCTCCGGTCCCGCCTGTTGCTCTACCAGTGCCGATTCTGGTACCGGCAGCTCTACCCCTAAGAAATCGCAAATACCTTGGGCAATGGCCTTTGCAGCCCTGTTCTGAAAATCTTCCGACTGCAGCAGCGCCTCTTCCGCTGGATTCGATATGAAAGCCAACTCCACAAGCACAGCTGGCATTTTCGTATACTTGATCACATAAAACCCGGCTTCCTTGTCCGGATCCCCGTCAGCCAGGTCTTTCCTGAATTTTAGTTCCGGTAAAGCTGTCTCCATCCTGTTTAGAATAGATGTTGCAAGCGGATCTGCCTGCGTTTCTCCCGGCGTAGTGTAGATTTCTGCGCCATGCGCCGAAGCATCGGCAGCGCTGTTGCAGTGTACTGAAACAAATACATCTGAATCTGCCTTGTTTGCAATTTTGACTCTGGCTGCCAGGTCTGCGTTCAGGTTGTTGCCGAGGCTAACATCACTATTTCTGGTGAAACTGAAGTCTATAACAGGACTTAGATATGCAGCCACCTTCCTGGTCACTGCCAAAGTTACATTTGCCTCCTTTGTCCCACTTGGTCCTACTGCCCCTGGGTCTCTCCCGCCATGACCGGGATCCCCAGTACATTTTTTCTTACCCATGAACGGTCCCTCCTCAAATTTATTTCCCTTGTTCTTTCTTGGTTTTCATAATCTCCAAAGTATTTTTTAGAACTGCCGGCAGTGGAATCCCCACCCTGCCCGCATTCTCCAGTATCGAAAGGCCTTCAATTCCAAGGTAAAAACCTACAACAGAATTACGCATTAGCTGTGTTCCGGTAAGTTGATCGACTTTGAAGGCCACAGCTACAAGGATTAAGATAAATACTTTTTTAGCAACACCCACAAAACCTATCCGACTACTAAGCTTGCCCTCAATGCCCGAAGCCAGCAATCCGCTTGCGTAGTCTAATATAATAAAAAACACTAATGCCTTTAGTAGCGCGTCCCACCCGCCCAGCACTGCCCCCAGGGAACTGCTAATTACAGTTCCAAACACTCCCGCGCATACTTTTATCCTGTTTAAATCCAACGGTATCATCTCCCGGTAACAAAATAAAAACCGCCATGGGGCGGCTATGTCCATCATTTGTAAATTTACCCCAAAGGAAACACCTCCCAACTGTCGAATATTACCTTTGACGCAGGCAATTCAAGGGAAGGGAGGTGTATTTATGTCAGAAAAAGACAAACTACAAAAAGTTAATGAAGTTAATGTTAATGGCAGTGCGACAAAAGCTTCTATAGTTCCAGATAATTTCTCAGTTACTAGACAAAGTATTATTCCCGATAAGGCGCAACAACCAGATACAAACCAAACTTCTGATAAGAAATAAGGTTTAATTAATCATTCTTTTGGCTTCATATATAATGCCTCTTTAAATTTAATGGCATTATATATTTCGACGGCAACGCCAGATTTTGTATCAACATAAACTTTATCAACCGGGACATTGTGTTCTATTACAATGTCCTCAACTATTTTTGAATCAGCAAGCAAAAGACATCGTTCGTCAGAGATATTTTCAGACATATTTACTGGACTTCCAAAAACTGTTGCATCTTTCAAAATAACCTTTACGGCTTGAGGCTCCTCGCCATGAAAAGCATCTTCCCAAACTAAGTTACCTTCATTTAATTCGGCTTTATTATGTCTTTTCCTGCACTTATTAATTAGTTTAGTTGCAAACTCCTTTTTCATAAAACCATTCCAGCAACTACTAACTACATAAGCCATTAATAAGCTTGAAACCGCATAAAATATTAAACCTTTTAATGTTTTTATTTCTGCTTGCAACACAGTAATATTAGCCGTTTCTAAACTACAGTTTTTTAATGCTAACAAAACCAAATTCCCAATTAATATAGGTATCGAAAAAAGAACGGCCATTACCAATTTTTCTGTATTAGTGTATTTTGCAGAGGGATGCGAACCAACTCGCTCATTAATCAACATAACGATTAATCCGGGGGCTAGTAACAGTATATATGCTAATAGGTTGTCCAAATTTTCACCCCTTGACTAATTATATCAAAGGTTATGCTCAATGCGAACACAAACTTTTAGATATTAAAAAACACCCCTGGGTGCATCACCTCCAATTATTCCACGTGGAATAATTCAGTCACATTACCAACGGCGCGCTTCGACATTATCTTACAAAGGAAACACCTCCCTGTCGTCGAATAATAGCATTGCTATGACTAATTTCGAGAGAAGGGAGGTGTATTCTATGAACGAAAATAACATTATGTGTAACAGCGAAGTCCCCAAATGCCTTAAAGATAATGTATCCTTAAAAAAGGCAACCGTTTTCTCGCTGGTTAATTTAACTA